CTTTTGCTAAGTGCCTTACTCCATCATCATCTATAGGAGTTCTATGGTGGTCTATTAGGTGACGTGTAAGAGCATCTAAATCGTCACTGCTTACGTTCTTATCCCAGTGCAATGGTTTGTCCTTGTGGTGTTGCCTATTGCCTACTAATGAGCAATTAGCTACTTCCATTATAGCATCCGGGAAATAAGTTAATAAGCCGGAATATACTGGAAAGCTTTTACGGTCTTTTGCTGTGTCTTGATTACCAAATGGTGGATTCTCTAGCATATCACAGGCGCAGTCCTCGCAAACGCCTGTGCAATTCTTTTTATACTCTAACATTATAAGACCATTAATTCGTTAACAGCTGTTTTACCTCCTAACACTACTGCGCATCCAATAGCAGGCTTCTTACCTACCTTCATATAAGCCATAGCGTAGCTCTTAGCATCAATACCGCATCCTACCTGACATCCAAATACTCTAGAGTTAGCGCCCACAAAATATTCAGTATACGCCTGAGTATGTAAATGACCCTGAACGGTGCTTCTCATATCTGAGCGTGCTTTAGTTTTAGCTGTGCCCGCTTCTCCGTGGATATATAGAACGCCATCTATTTCTACGTCAGTAACAAACTTCCAATTTGGAGTACGCAACACTTCTTTGTAGTCCTTAACCCATGCAGAAGGCACTCCACTTGATTGAGCTTTACGCATAATGATTCTGTCGTGATTACCTACAGTAACGTGAGCGTCAGGCCATCTGTGGTAGTACCTCTGTAATCTCTGGATAGCTAACTCTAGTTCTTGACCTCCACCCATACCGTCAGCGTCTGTCTCGTGGTAGCTACTATAGTGATTGTCTATTACGTCTCCAATAAATACAACTCTATTACAGTTATATCTTTCATATACTTCAACGCAGTGGTCAAAGTAGCTGTCTAGGTCAAATGGCGCGTGTAAGTCTCCTATCACTAGTACTCTAGATTCTTTGTTATTAAAGAACTCAAAAGAGGCTAGCTTTGCTCCTTGTAGTCTTGGTCTAACGTCTTTGTTTTTACTTTTCTTTTTACTCATAATTAGGATTTTTTATATTGTTAATTACCGTAGTTAATTTTAGGCTTCTTAGATTTTTCTATTTCTTTTGCTTCAATGATGTTCGCTACGTGTAAGAGTTCTGACGCCAACCTCTTATACTGCTCGGGCTCTTCTTCGTCTTTACCTACGCTATGTAACCATTGTAGCTTTGTAGCTAGTTGGTCAGCTAAATTAGTTAGCGTAGATATGTTCATCTTTCTTAACTTATTACTCGTTAGCTCTGTCATATACCTTTTGTAGTTCGTTAATCATTCCTAAGATACAAGGACCACAGTTGGAAACCTTACGCTTAGATTTAAATACGTGATTGTATATCTCTATAAGTTTCTTTTGTTGCGGAGAGCTTACGCTAGTAGGTCTTTTAGGCTCAAAGAATGCTTTTAGATAGTCAAATTGGTCTGTAAGCAAATCATTAAGTCTTCTATTAGGAAACAAGTCATTAAGCTTCTCAGCGCGCGCCTTACAGCCACAATCATCTGCTATAGCTTCTACTGCTGCCTTAATACCGGTGACCTCTGTAAACTTAGTTACAATGTCTCCTAAGCCTTCTTTGCCAGCTTCTCCTAGGATGTCTAATACTGCTGCTTTTTTAATTCTAAGTTTCTGAGCTATCTTACCTGCTTTGAAACCTTCGCTGTGTAATTCAAATACTCTTTCGTTAATATCCATTTTTTAAGGGTTTAATTATTAATACTGCAATATATGTAAAATAATCGACATATAAAAGCTTTTTACTCTTTATTTTAAATTAAATCATAATCTTCATTCACAAAGTCTTGATAGTCTTCAAATAGCTTTTCGGCTATAATAACTTTAGACCGCTTAATACTAAGGTAGATAGTTCTTATACCTATCTTAGATTCCTCCGCTAGTGTCCTGAAACTCTTGCCTGTTGTTATGTAGGTCTTAAATAGTTCATAATCAAACCATTTTGCCTCTTCTTTTAACACTCGGTACATCTTAGTTTCTAAAGCCTCTATTCCCAGCTTTTCTTGGTCTAAGCCCTCATCTATATGATTGTACTTCTCTTCAAAATCGTATTGACTACCTAAGTAATTATACTTTAGATTAGATTTCTTTTTTAAGTGGTTTAGTATTATGGAACGTAAGCAAAAGAACATATATCCTTTAGAAACTTTACCGTTCTTATTTACTATCTTATCAAATAAATCATCATATTTAGCTAACTTTAAATAAGCTTCTTGCACAAAATCTTCTGCATAATTGAAAACCTCATTACTATTGCCGGCAATTGCTTTAGCCATTTTGATGTACTCTTGGTGGTGTTCTGTGAGCATTAATAAAGCTCTGTTTTTATTTTTCATATTAAAAAGCTATTTCAGGTGATACATTAGGTACTTCTAGGGTTGCTACTTTTGAATGGTCTATGACGTCTTTACCGGCTATTGTGAAAGCAACATTTCCCGGTTGCATTCTAAGACTTATTGGAGTGTCCATACTTGTTGGTCTTCCTCCTGTTTCAGTCTCTTTAACTTTTACTACGTGAATATCGGAAACCATCCATCTAGTAGAGTGTTGTGTATATCTGTGTATTGATATAACGTCATCAGCTCTGTTACCCCATTTACCTCCTCCTTCAACATCTGCCATACTACAAGGCTGTGGTAATCCCTCAAACTCGTGACCGTGTGGGTGCTTCTTTCTTAAAGCTTCTGTTACTGCGTGAGCGTTAAGCCATATAGTTACATTGTTGTTCTTGCAAAATAGTCTCATTTCCGAAGCTACTTGGTAGTCATACTCGTGTCCTCCTCCAACTGAGCGCATTAAAGCTGCGTCTTTAGTTAAGGAATTATAAGGGTCTATTAGCATACCATCAAACTGCCATACGTCAAGGATTTGTTTGGCCTCATCTAGGAGTGTTCTAACGTTATATAGTTTATCTACTTTGACTTGCTTGAAGTGGTCATTAATCCACTCCATCTCGGTCTCTATTTGAGCATCAGGTATCTTCTGAATTGGTTGTCCAGTTTTAAACTCTAATAGTTTTCTGGCTATACTATAGTCAGTGTTCTCAGAACTGAATACTAGCCATTTAAGGTCGTGTTTCAAAGAGTAAGCCATCATCAAGTATAAGATTACTGTAGTCTTACCTGTATTAGCGTGTCCTATACAAAGGTTAAAAGCTCCTTTCTTGTATCTTAAGAATTGGTCTACTTCGTCAACACCCAGTCCCATACCTTGCTCTATACGGTCATACTTTACATCGTACAACCGGTCTTTAATAAATTGAAAATCTGTAAGCATTTTTTTTTAGGTTAAAGGGTTAATAATAAAGGGGAGCCTAGTATTAAGCTCCCCATAAAAAACTAACCTTTAGAACGGTAGGTCTGGCTTTTCACGCCCAGCCATCGATTGCTCTTTAGCCTCTACTCCTTGCTCAACCCGCTCTGCTACCGTGATAGTACCATCTGTCCAAACAACTTTACCATTACCAATATACTGTTTAGCCTCTTTAGCCTCCCGCTGTTCTTTAGTCTGGTCCATTGCTGCTGAAGCATTTTGACCGTACACATTGGTTTCGTCATTTAAAAACACTGTTACATTTGCCCATCCGGCTTCATTGAATTGAATCTTGTTTTTGTTGATTCCTACTGATATAATTGAACTCATAATTTTTGCGCCTCTCTTAAAGGCTTTTATTAGGATTTAATTGTGGCAATATTGCCTGTGCAAACATACGCAATTTATTTAACATATGAAAGCTTTTTACTCTTTATTTTTAATTTATTTTACTACTCAGCTTCTAAGGCTTTTTCTAAGGCAACTCTTACCGCGGGCTCAAGACTATACTTTGCCTCTATAGCTTCTATAGTTACGGTCTTATTAGTTACTGCCTGGATAGCTTTTAAGAATGCTTCTGAATTCATTTTTAAAGGCAATCGAGGTGTAGGCGCTGACACGGGGGCTTTCTGAGGAGCTTTGCCGTGAGTGTTGGTTGCATCTGCATCTTTGGTATCATCTAATAAGAATAGGCCTCCTAAAGCGTACTTGCGAGAGTATGAGCTTGATGCTCCACTTGCTTGTGCTTTATCCATACCTTTACGGTTTAAATCTAGACCCGCTTGAGCTTTAACTGAAAAGCTTTTTTCTCCATCAGTGATAGTTGCGGTGCACTCTATAAAGAGGTTGCCTGCTACTTCTATAACCTCATCCGAAGTGCTAAGGAATAGACCGTGTTTAAAGCATATTGGCTTAGCTGCTTCAAATATATCTTCGGCATTACGGTAGTTGTATTTACCGAAAGAGTTGTATTGGCTCTTAGGTGCTTTAAGCTCATTTTGAATTTTTACTAGTTTTTCTATCATATTTATGTATTTAAGGGTTTAATTATCTATGCAATATACGTAAAACAAACGACATATAAAAGCTTTTAGCGTGTTAATTTATAAGTTATTGTAAAGTCTCCTGTTAGTAATGTAAGTGTTAAGTTTCCGTCTGCGTCTTCTGTGTAAGGGTACTCAATTAATACTATACCTGTATTTGTTGGCTGTCCTATATATAAGGTTGTGTCATCAAATGTAAAAGGTAACGTTTGACCCTGTGCGTCTTCGTCACAGCTCTCTACTCTCTTTACAAATACTGAAGTAGCCGTAAAGCTCCAAGTGGTGTTACAAGTGTCTGAAAGCTCCCCGTCAATAAACGTCTCGCTATTTAGGTACTCCCCTGTAAAGGCTTGAGTGAAATTGAAGTTTACTTCTTGCGTCTCTGTCATTTCTTCTTTTGAACAGCTCATTAATGTTAATACTGCTGTCAATGTAATTAATACTTTTTTCATAATTTTTAGTTTTAAGGGTTTAATTAATTTTTAGTTTCTTAGAGCGTGTCCTGCGCCTGCTCCTAGTTCAGTTATTGTCTTGTTAATAGTTCTTAATGCTCTTCTTACTTTTACTTTTGTTCTTTTACTCATAGTTTTAAATTTAGTTATATAGCTTGTAATGTTAATTCTAATCTGTCTATTTCTTTTTGTACTAACAAGGCAACTTGTTTAGGCATAAACGTGTTTTGTAATTGGTCTGTTAAAGTTGCAATGAATTTAGTTGTAAGTTCGTAAGTCATAATGTTTGTTTTAATGTTATAAGCGTTATTGCTTGGTACAAAGATACAACCTATTTAGACTTAAAAAAAGCTTTATTATAATTTTAGCATAACTTTAGCGTTTACGTTTAATTCCTTTAATTACAATTTCACCGCACCTCATACATATTAGCTCGCCTGTTTCCCTGTACCATATAGTACCGCCTCTCTTATGCTTCGAGCATTTATCCTTAGGCTTAAGAATCTTCATTTATCAAATTTTCAATATATAATAAAGTATCTAATTCCATTAAGGCTGCTTCAAGCATTCTCAATACGGTCTCGTGAGGCACACCAAACTTATTGATTATGCCTTCTTCCATCATCTGTAGTTCCTGTACCTCTTTTAAAGCGTAGAATAGTTTTGCTTCTATTTTATTGCTCGCTCTTTCTTTTAGCTGTTCTTTTTTCATTATACGTTTAGATTAAATTTGGCAGGATTGCCGTTTAGTAATTCTTTGGTTGGTTCAATATTATTTTCGTAGATATGTGCGTTACCAATAAAGTAAGTTATATTAGCTAAAGGTATATCAATCATATCTGCAATCAAAGTAGTTTGGTAGATGTCGCTAGGAAGACCTAAGGAGCTATCTGCTGACCTTTGGAATACTGTGATATATAATTCGCCCTCTGATATTTGAAATTGCATTAGAGACAAGCAAGGTAGCTGATTAGTTTCAACACCAGTTGCGCCTATGAATAGTACATAGTTTTTAGAGCTACGTTTTTCTTTATTAATTTTTGCTATTAAGCCTGGTAACTTAGCAAAGTATGTAGGATAAGAATTAACTAAAGTTGGTGCGCAGTAATCCCACCATTTTATGCCTGCTTTATTATATACGTCAACTGATGTTTCACCTGTCATATATATATCTAATTCTTTAGCTAATAGTTTACGAGCTACTTTGTGCTCAGAAAAGATTGCTTCTAGGTCTTCAACGTTCATACTTAAAGATTCGTTGATTAGGTATTGTATATTACCTTTCTTGTTTTGCTGTGTTTTACCTTGAGTAAGGATGTTGTTTAATGTTTGATAGTACTTGTTCATAGGATTATTTATTTAGGTGTTTATTTATATATACTGCAAGTATACGTAAAATTATTGATATAAAAAAGCTTTTTAGTATTTATTTTATATATAGCCAGTAACTTTAGTAGAAGTAACTTGCTATCAAAGTAACTTGCTTAGAGAGTAACTTGCTTAGAGAGTAACTTTAGTAGAAGTAATTTTAGTAGATAGTATGTGGTTAGTTGGTTACTTATTGCGCATATCTCTTCTAATAAAGCTCAGGATATGAGCAAAAAAAAAGATTCTCTTATATTAGATATTCGGCTAAACTTCTTCAATCGGTTACTCATATGACAGTAACAAGGAAAGACCTCTGATTTACCCACTTACCAGCACTCTAACGTGTTTATGCATTCTAACCCACAGGGAAACGTAGGAATAAAAAAAACTACCGTTGTATAAGTTTTGACTTGGAGAGACAAAGGTTTATTGCGGTAGCTTTTAAATGCTTTGGGTATTGTATGTTACCTTATGTATCTCTCCTTATACGTATTAAAAACAATTTAATTTCTTTTTGTGACCTAAAAGTTCTGTAAGGTCTTGATTTCCTTTAACTTATCTCTATATTTTTCGAAGATTTCTTGATACTCTGGCTCTGAGATTTTAAATATCTGCCTTGAATCTTGTAGTAATTGCTCAGCTAACTCAGTACCTATTTTTAAACTGTACTCAAATTGACGACCATATTCGAAGCGGTTACACTTACGACACTGTAGATTTACGTTCCTTTCGTCCCATCTAGTAGCTAATTTGCCTCTAGATATAAAGTGGCCAGCGTCAGATTCTGAAAAGTGAATACCTTTATCGCACGAAATACAAGTACCATATCCCTCAGAGTTCACGTTTAATCTACGTATATACTCATGAAACGGCTTGTCTATCTTAGTTTTCCAGTATTTTAAAGTCTTCTTTTTAGCCATAATAAGAGAAGGACGCAGGAAAAACCCTACTAAAACCTGCGTTGTATCCTTCTAATCTTTTAAGTGTATAGGTATTTATTTAAAAACAATTTAATTGCGCTTCATAGTTTTCATAACCTTCTCTATGCCTCTACTACCAAAGTAAAATATAGTCATAGTACCGAATAAAGATTGTATCACAGGAACGTATGCTTTATCTATTGTGAAAGCCCCTAAGTTACCATCTAACAATACTACTGACATAAATAAGATAAACATAGCCGCATAAGATACAGGACGTATCATTCTAGTAATAGCGTGCTCACTATCTACTTGTAAACGCTTAGTAACCTCAACCATCTCAATCATATCATTTTCCATCTCTTGAAGTAGTATATCTTTGTCAGGTTGGCTTAGTGTCTTATCAGCTCGTATAACGTCTCCTAAGGCGCTTAATTGTTTTATACCTGTTATACCACCTGCAGCCTCCAAAAGCTCAGGAGCGATAACCTTACCTTGCTTCACAAGCCACCTAAGTGCATTGCCTACGTTAGTTCCTTCTCCTCCGTTCTTTTTTAATTTCGGGTTGCTATTATCCATAGTATTAGTGTTATAGTTAAAAGTCTGTTTATAAGCATAAGAGCTTTAGGGTGCTTAGTGGAGTCTTCTCTAATTGTAGCACCTCCAATAAATGAAAGTATTATTAAAATCTCTCTTAGCTTACTCACAATCTTTAAAGTAGTTTATTATATCTATATATTCTTTTTGTACGTCAAAGCTAGGGCAGGCCTTAGAGCTGAATTCGTTATGTCCGTGTATTGTGCTGCTTGGGTACATATCCATCAAATCCATTATAAGAGCTTCTAAGCAACCTTTTTGGTTGTCTGTCCTTGTATCCTTAGGTTTCATATTAGAGTCAACACCGCCTACGTATGTAATTCCTATAGAGCCTTTGTTATACCCTCTTACGTGTGCACCTTGTCTTTCAACGGGTCTGCCTTCGTGTAGGTTCCCTTTAAGGTCTATTATATAGTGATAGCCTATATCTGACCAACCCCTATCTAAGTGCCATTGTCTTATAGTGTCCACAGATACATCTCTACCTTCAGGAGTAGCTGTGCAATGTATTATAATTTTATTGATGTCTCTCATTTCTATACTCTTCTGCTTCGTGCCACTCTGTCTTAGTGTAGTCTTCTAGTTCATAGATTTCTCTTATTAGTCTCTCATTTTCTAGCCTAGTTTGCTCTCTGTTTACTCTACCGTCTAAGACTGAATTAACAATCTTAACTACAGTCCAAATCAAACCCGCGATGGAAATTAAAAAGCTCATAGAACTTAGGTTAAAATCTCCATTGTCAACGTATTCTAATACAGCTTCCCTTGTGCTTAGTATCCAAAGCCCATAAGTACCATAGTCTGCAATCAACTTAATCATATTAATCAAAATGCACCTTCCTTTTTGCGGGGGTAGTTAATAAATAATTCATAGTTTTAAATTTCCCAACCTCCGAAATTGGTATCTCTACTAGGGCTTAGTTGGTCTTTTGAGTTTGTTAAATACTCAGGGAATAAAGACGGGTAGTTACAAAGATAATCCACCATTCTATTAGCGTAATGCTGTGCTGTATCTCTCGTAGCCTCCACCATCATATTAAGGTCTGCTTTAGTTAACGTCTCAGCGGCTTCGCTAGTGTGTTTAAATACACCTTTGTTGTTAATGCTAAATTGACTAAATGGTAAGAACTCTAGTAATGCGTATTGTGAAAGCATAGGTTTAATGTGCTTAACAAGTAACACTTCATAGCCGTCGTTAAGAACAGGCCTGTTAGCTCCGTTCTCTATTACATAAGCTTGCAAAGATTCGTACAAGTTAGTTCCTAACAACTCGTGCACGTGAATGTCTTGAGCAATCTCAATGTATTGTACTACTCTGTCAAAATCTAGGTTTCCTGATATTGGCGTATACCTTACTAGGTCGTCTCTACTAATAAATAATGCTTTCATTTTATTTTCTTTTTTTGCCTTTTGGTTTATATGAAGGATGGTGGCCTTTATCTGCTCTATCTATCTGAGCCTCAGCTACTCTCCTATCATTTCTGTAACGTCCACTCTTAGGGTTAAAATGTTTTTTCTTAGCTTGTGCTATTGTACTCTTTTTTACTCCATTCATTGCACCACCTCCCCAAGGTGTTCCGTCACTTTTAGTCTTCTTTATGTATATGCGTCTTTCAAATTTATGATGACAGTTAACCCCTCCTTTATGTTTCCAAATACTATAAGCTTGTTTGTTGTGACCTAGTACTGAATTAACACCATCTGACTGCATTTTAATAATGTCTTCTTTTCTATATAATCTAGAGGCTGACTCCATAGCTCTACAGAAGGGGCGCATCTTTTTGCCGTTACTACTTTTGCCGTGCTTCTTTGAACCTTGTACATAAGCGTAGCGAACTTTCACAAACTTGTTATCCTGTTTGCTATCCTTTGCTCTATTGTCCGCAGGTGCAAAACTAAGGGCCACATTTAAAGTAGCATTTAACATAGTCTCAAAGTCTTCGTCTTCTGTCTCCCCTTCGTCTATACGTGCATCAATACACACCCAACCTTCAGGCATAACTTCGCCTACCTTGTTTAGGTATAGCAAAGTCTCGGCTTGTTGCTCTTCAAACGTACACATTAATCTCTAGTCTTTAGGTAAGCACTCATAGCTACTTCAATAGCTGAACTTAAATTTTGGTCTACTTTATTATCCTTCTCGTCTTTATCTTCTACTTTGTCTACCTTCTTGTCTTCTACCTCGTAGCCCTCTCCCGTATCCTCTTGGTTTTCTTCTGTAAATTCAATAGGCTGTGATGTAATAAAGTATAACTCAGGCACTTCTCCATTAAGCTCTAAGACCTCTTCTAAGGCATCTAAAATTTCGTCTTGAAAGTTAGCTATAACCGTAGAGTTAAATAGCTGAGAAGCTACCATAATCTCATCTGAGTTACTTGCAAGGCCATTACCTCCGTCTTTGATTCCTAATAGCATAGGGCTAGTTACTCTGTGGCCTACTAGGATTTTGTGCATTGCCTCATTTGCTAAATACTCATAGTGAGCAGGTGCATCATTTAAAGAGATGTCTTCTACTGTTGCTTTGCTGTCTGAATTTTCATTAAAAGCTACAATTACCTTTTGACCTTTAGAACCTGTAAGCTTCTGCTTAACGTCATTAGAGATAGCTGAACGCTCTGTAGCTGAAGGTACTCCATTGTTGAAGTTAATAACCTTTGTACCGCTAAATGAGTTCTTAGCTTCATTAAGTAAGTAGTCTGAGATTTCATTCTCTAGCTCACAATAAGGTAAAGCACCGCTATATCCTACAGGGCTAAAATATGAGTAACCTGAGATGTATGGTTTTAATATAAATAATTCAATAGCCTCTTTTGAGTTACCGAATGTAGGTATTTTTTTAAGTGTATCTGAAGGTCTTTTATCAACCCAATTAGGATGGTAGTAATAGTTTTCTATAACCCCCTCAGCGTTCATTTTCTCAGGTCTTAAAGTGTGTATAGGAAAATGTTTTATGCCTACTACTTTTCTATTGTTTCCTGCTTTACTATATATAACCTGCATAGCTGCCATTCCTAACATCTTACGCTCTAGTATAACCTTCTTTAAGTCTCTGTGATTGATTAACTTTCTTAGCTCCTTAACTTGTGCGCTGTCCTTCTCTAGACCATCAATACAAAGACCTTGTCCGTAGATTAAGTCAGAAATAGACTTTATAGCCGCATTGTTAGTTGCACTCTGTAAGTATTGCTGTATAAGAAAATTGAAGTAATCGTTATCTTCTCCATAGGCTACGTAGTCCTTTAGCTTATCTTCAATAGCCTTAGGCATTTCGTAAGCACTTAAATTGGTTATAGTATAGTTCATTAGTCTAATATTGTATAGTTAGTTGCTGTGGTTTTTTTAATATATTGGCCTTCGTTAACAGATAGGTTATTTAGGTCTTTACTTGTTGTTTGAAATTTACCTCTGTAAACCACTCTATCATTGTCTGCCGTGTCTACGCCTGTTATATTGTATTGAGTCTCATCTTCAAGCCCTGCTAAGTCTAACGCTACAGACAGGTCAATTAATTGATAGTATCCGTTGTCTATTAAGTTAGCCTCAAAGTCATCTACTCTAGTGTCTGAGCCGTCTTGAAACACATCAAACCTTATTGCATTGTTTGTTAAATCTCCGTTATAGTTAA